AAAAGATGCAGATGTTGGGGCCGTTCCTTGGTAGGTTACAGACAGAGCGGTACAACCCCATTTTTGACCGGGTTTTTAATATCCTCTGGGACGCCGGGGAAATTCCCCCTCCGCCGGAAGTCCTGATTCAGAATGGCGGCAATTTGCGGGTGGAGTATATCAGCCCATTGGCTAAGGCCCAGAGAATGAGCGAATCGCAGAGCATCATTCAGGCTGTGGGTTTTGCCGGGCAAGCTGCGGCGGTGGACCCGGGGGTAATTGATGTCCTTGATCTCGATGAGGCGGTACGGCACGTGGCCGAAAATGCTGGCATGCCGCAGAAATTGATCAGGACAGAGGATGAGGTGGCGGCCATTCGCCAGGCAAAGGCACAACAGGCCCAACAAATGCAGCAGGCGCAGATGCTCATGCAGGGGGCCAAGACATTGCCAGCCCTGGCGAAGGGACCTGAACCGGGTTCGCCCATGGATGCGCTGGCTCAAAGTTTGCAGCAAGGGGCTGGTAATGCCTGAGGAGAAATCCAATTATGAAGTATGCCTTGAATCTCTAACCCAAGGTGAGATGCCACCCACCTTGGCATGGCAGAAGGCCGGAGATGCGGCCAGACAGTATTTCATCCTCATGGCCCTGATGGGCAAGATCGGGAGGAAGAAGGGCAGGCCGAAGAAGAGCTAAGAGAAAACCTCCAAATCAATGCCAACGGTAAAACGGCGAAAGCAGCGGGTCTTGAACCCCCTCAAAGCCAAAACCATAGCGCAAAAAAAAAGGAGAACAAAATGTCTTTGCAGAAGCTGAATCTCAATTTTGTGGGCCTTAACCCGATCCTGTTGCACAACAACAGATTAGCTAACCCTCTGAATCCTTACGCCAAGGCTTTGAAGAAATTGACCGGCAAACGGAATAAGACAGAGGCAGATCACATGGAAATTTCCAGGATAGAATGGGAGGCGGGATTATATTTACATGATGGCCAAATTGTCATCCCTTCGCTGAACATCCTGTCTTGCCTGTGGTATGGCGGCAAGAAATCAAAGAGAGGACAGAAAATCAAGATAGGGGTCAATATTTTAGAGGATTATCTGCCATTATCATATCAGGGGCCAAAGATAAAAATAACGAGTGCCTCTAATGGTACTTCTAATGGCATTCCCATTGAAGAATTGGATAATTATTATCCCCATTACAATTATATAAATACAGTTGTGGTGGAAAAAAAATCCACCATGCGGACACGGCCAATTTTTCATAATTGGTCTGTGCAGGCTCCATTGCATTTTGAAGATACCATCATAGACGAGGATGAACTTATCAAGGTGGCTGAGGACGCCGGTATCCTGGTGGGCCTGGGAGATTGGCGGCCCCGGTTTGGGCGCTTTATGGTCGAAAAGGTTTAAACAGGGCAAGGCGCGGCATGGCATGGCGCGGCAGGGCAAGGCAGGGATACCATTGAGCCGGGAGGTCTGAAATGAGTTGGCCGGAAGTAATGAAAATTCTTGGCGAACTGGCCTTTTTGGGCTTTTTAGGGTGCTTACAATGATGCTTTTCGGGCCACCGGCACCTTACCGGTTTTGGATGCGGACACGGGACAGAGACCCGGAGCTCTTGCCCCTGGTGAACCGCCATTACTACCGCAAGGCCAGCAGGAGCCCCAAGCATGGCTTTGTGGGGCCGGGCCGTTCCATTGTTCTCCGAACCCCCAAGGCAGACGCGGTGTTCATCTGGCTGTGGGCCAAGGCGGAGCTGAGGGGAGATGGGTTTGATTGCTATTACTGCGTGGCCTTCCGCAATGAGTCGTGCCACCTGTCCTCTGAAATGATTGCGGAAGCTATGCAAGTGGCCACCGTGGTATGGGGTCATCCACCAAAGGACGGTTTCATAACCTACGTGGACCCCGCCAAGGTGCGGTCCACAAACCCCGGCTACTGTTTCCTCAAGGCCGGTTGGCACCGGTTGGGGAAATCAAAGAGCGGGAAAATCCTGTTACAGGCAAACCAATGAGCCACAACTTGGCCGTCTTCAACTACAACAAAAGCCTTTTATTTTGGTGAGTTACAAAAACTTTAATTTTCTAACTATTTTAAAGCTCGGCGAGGCAAGGCTTGGCAAGGCGGGGCGAGGCCTGGCTGGGCAAGGCAAGGCGAGACAGGGCCGGGCCGGGCGAGGCAAGGTAAGGCAAGGCATGGCAGGGGATTTACCATTTACCAAAAAGACCTAAAGGAAACTTTATGAATGATGATAAAGCAATCAAACTGTATCCCGGCTGGAAAGAAGCAGCTGACCGCATTTTAAAGCGTTGGGAAAATGAAGGATATGGAATTTTAATATCCTTTCAGGAACTCCACGGATATATGGATATTACTGAACCCAGGAATGGAACAAGCGCTCAATGGAAATCTTATAGTTTTGAGGTCCTTCAGGCGACCGAAAATCTCAAGAAATATTTGCTTGAAGAGCATCTCTTGCATCTTGAGAATGTCCGCGGTCAGGGGTATATGGTGCTTCATCCCAACGATCAAGTAACCATTGCGGCCAACAAACTCTTCAAAAAGGCCATGTTGAAGGTCAACCAGACTATTAAACTCTTGACCCATGTTGATATGAGCAGTCTTTCGGAAGATGGCAAACAATCTCAACTTCTTCAGTTGGAAAAAGCCGCCTGGCTGAAGGCATCTTTTAGAGGGAAAAGGAAATTTCCTGGACCGCAAGATAAATTGAAATTGGTAGGACCTGAAGAAAAATAGATATGCCTGAAAAAGATCGCCCCACCGACACCCAGATTGCTTACCGCAAGTGCTTTAGCGGCCCGAGCGGTGAGATAACGTGCGAGCATCTATTGAGGGTGTGCGGGGTTTTCAGCATCAACAAGGCAACTGATCCCCTTGAGATGGCCCGGAATGAGGGCCGCCGGATGATCGGCCTGCATATCCTGGCCATGCTGGGCCGGGTTAAATTTCCGAAAAAGGAGCCTGTATGAGTGATGAGACCGTGACCAGCGCCGAAGTTGATACCGGGACAACTGGCGGCGAGTCCAGCACCGGAGAGGTCAAAGAGCCAAGCTTCCGGCAATACATTCCGGAAGAGTTCAAGGATGCTGATTATTGGGCCTCCATCCCCGATGAGGCGACGCTGGTTAAGAATTACGCCAACGCGCAAAAACTCATCGGCAAGAAAGGGATAATCCGGCCTGATGACGATGCTCCCCAGGAGGAATGGGACAAGTATTACGGGGCCCTTGGCCGCCCCGAAGCTCCGGATAAATATAGCTTAGAGGCCCCCAAGGATTTCCCGAAGGAATTTTACCGGGAAGACCTGGCTACGGATTTCCGAAATTGGGCGTATGAGGCCGGCCTAAACGAAAAGCAGGCTGGTACCATCTTTAACAAATATCTGGAGAAATCCCAGGTAGAGATTGCTCAGGGCATAAAGGCCATCGAGACAGCTAAAGCAGAGACTGAGAGAGAACTCAAAGCCGAATGGGGCGACAAGTACCAGGAAAACATTGAACTGGCTAACTATGTTATCCGCGAATGCGGGGATCAGAAGGTCAAAGATTCCCTGGAGGCTGGAGACCCTGTATGGAATAACCCCAACCTCGCCCGCTTTCTGGTGAGAATTGGCCAGAGCATGAGTGAGGCATCACTCATCAAGGGCGGTGGCGGGGCTCAGGCATCTCTTGATGCCAAACTTGCAGAGTTGGCCCGCAACCCGGCCCTTTTGGATGAGAAACACCCGGACCACGCCCAGGTAGTAGCGGAGCGCGACCGGCTGATGAAACTCAAATATGACAGGTAAGGGAGAACCGCAAGGCCCCTAAAACAGCGAGCACACCCACGGATAACCTCTCTTGAGGCCCGGCTTACAGCATTGATGTAATCCTGGCCCCGCCAATTTGGCGGACAAGCCGAAGAGAAGCAGGAATTTAAACTTCGGAGGTTCGCCAAAATGGCTGATTATTCAATCCCCACCAGCTTTATCAAGACCTATGAACAGAATATCCAATTGCTCGTGCAGCAATTGGAGACTCAGTTCAGAGATAAGGTTTTCGTCAAACCCCTCACCGGCCAGAAACACTATGTCGATTTTATCGGCACAGCCAGCCCGGCCAAGCGCCTAGCATCCGCCGCTCCCACCGTCCATACCAACGTTGCCCACAGCCGGTCCAGAATTATGCCGGAAACCTACGATCTGGCTACTTTGGTGGACCGCAACGACATTCTCCGTATGGGCACCGACCCGACCAATGACTATATGAAGGCGTTCCGGGCGGGATACAATCGCTTCATTGATGAGATGATTCTCTCCCAGGCCATCGGCACCCGTTATGCCGTGAGCACGGATGATGAAACTGAGACGGCGATCTCCTTGGGTTCCGATCAGATAGTGGCCGAAAGCGGCACCGGCGCCATGAGCCTCGCCAAAATCCGGGCCGCCCTGAAGATCTTCAATCTGAACGACATACCCCCGGAAGAGGAAAAGATGCTGGCCCTGACCCCGCAGGCCATTGATAACCTGCTGAATGAGCCGGAAGTGATTGATTCCCAAGCCAATATCATTGCCCTCAACTCCATTCAGGATGGCAAGATCGCGAAGCTCTTCGGCTTCAATATCTACATGACCAACCGCCTGCCTGCTCCCGTTAATAATATTCAGAGTCATGTAGCTTGGGTAAAAAATGGGGTCTGCCTCGGAATCATGAAAGACATCGAAAGCCGGGTTACCGAGGAATCTCAGTTTAATTTCGCCATCCAACTCTGGATGTCCATGGACTTTGGGGTCACCCGGCTGCAAGAGAAGCAAGTGGTGCTGATCCAGAGCTATCAGCAATAGGGGGTGTTTAAATGGCAACCTATTATACCAGCAATGCTGATCGTGTTTCCAAGCAAAAGAAGGCTCTTCGGGGTGGTGAAGGCCCGGTCAAGGTCATGATAGAACCTTACCAGGCTGCGGCCCTGCCTTCCGGGTCCACTGTCAACGTGTTTAAGCCGCCCAAGGGCTTCAAGTACCTGGGCATCGGCCAACTGGCCTATGACAAAATGGCCAGCGGCACCGCTACTATTTCCGTGGGCGTAGGCAGTACTGCCGCGGGTGCGGCTGCTGTCCCCGCGGCATTTCTTGCCGCAACCGATGTCCAGACGGCGGCTGATAAGACTGATCTTGATGCCGGGACTGCCGCTATCACTTACCTGGGATATGAGTTTGATGGCCAGACATGGGTGACCCTGACCACCGGCGGCGGGACCGCACAAACCGGCAATGTGACGCTTATGATGCTGTTCATGGCCCCGTAAGTTTGACAAAAACCTGGGAGCGCCCTGGCTGCGCTCCCCTGATCTTAACAGGAGATTACCACCATGGCTGACATCGCCTCTACCGATGTAACCGTAACCATAAACAGTCCCAAGGACTTGACCCGACGCCGCCGGTTCCATCTTGTCACGATAGCTTTCGGTAATGGGACAAAGACCATCCCGTCAGGCGGCCTCGTGCCGCTTCCGGATAAGTCTTTATTCGGCATGGCCACCATAGATGACATGATCATTCTGGGCGGCGGGGCTGGCTATGTCGTCGAATATGTCCCGGCAAGCCATTCACTCATCATTTACAAGGCTAATTATCCGGCGGCGGCGGATGGCCCCCTCATTGCGGCGGCTGGGGTGGCCATTGCGGCGACGAGCATCAGGGCTGTCGTCCTTGGCAAATAACCAATCGGGGCGGGGAGACTCGCCCCCTCTACCAGGGGACAAGATATGGCAAATACCTTAAATCCCACGACACCAACACCTAGTGATCCGTATTTGGATATCACTTTTGATGGTTCCACGGACTTTGACCTGGGGTTTTCCCGGATGGTGATAAAAGCCGAATATATCCCGGCTGCATTAGGCCATTCTATTCAGATCAGAAATGGTAGCGCCACGGCTCCTCGTATTGCCTATGGCAATTCCATTGATGGTGGTCCGCAGCTTATCCCCATTCATGAGGTCACCCGGATTTATGTGGTCGGTAACCAAGTTGGAGCCGGCGATATCCTCTTGCTCGGGTTTAAGTGATGGCCTCCAAAACCGATATCTGCAACCTGGCCCTGGCTCGCTTAGGCACCGAAAACATCATCTCTATTGACGATGATACAAAGCGGGCCAAAACCTTGAAGGCGGTTTACGATCTGGTGCGGGACATTGTCCTGGCTGACCATCCCTGGAATTTCGCCATCACCCGGGCCACGTTAGCACTCTTGACCACCGCCCCGGAGTTCGGCTATTGCTATGCCTACCAATTACCTACCGACCCTTTTTGTCTCCGGGTATTGGGGATTGTGGGAGATACCGCGGCCAATGTGGACCCGGGGATTGAATATAAAATTGAGGGTCGGAGGCTTTTGACCAACGTCAGCCCCTGCAACATCAAATATATCGCACGGGTGACGGTGGAAGGTGTGTTCACCCCCTCTTTCTGTTCGGCATTGGCCCTGCGACTGGCTGCGGAAGTGGCCTATAAACTCACAGGCAATGCCTCGTTGAAAGGCGAGGCCATGAAAGAATATCAATTGGAGCTCGGCAAGGCCAAGAGCCAGAACGCGCAGGAAGTAACCCCCGAGGCCTGGGAAGATACCTCTTGGGCCGATTCGAGATTGTAGATGGCAAAAAACGATCCGCTCTTAAACAATTTTACTGCCGGAGAACTTACGCCTCTTCTGGCAGGCGCTGTGAATCTCGATAAATATACTATGGGCTGTGAGATCATGGAAAATTTCCTGCCTCTGACTCATGGCCCCGCCACCTTTCGTCAGGGCACCAGATATATTGCAGAAACAAAAATATCCAGCAAGACCAGCCGTCTAATTCCCTTCGAGTTTAGTACGGAGCAGGCTTATATTTTGGAATTTGGTGAGTTTTATTTGCGGGTTTACAAAGACCGGGGCCAGGTAATGAGTGGCGCGGTCCCCTATGAAATAGCCTCTCCTTATGCGGCAACTGATCTGGCTAAGCTTAAATTCATTCAGAGCGCCGATATTCTTTATCTGTTTCACCCCGATTACCCGGTATATGAATTGCAACGTACTGGACATACAGCCTGGACCTTCGCTCTACACACCTTTAAAGATGGTCCCTATCTGGACGAAAATATCAATGAAAATCTGGTCTTGACGCCCAGCGGCACCACCGGCACTATTACTCTGCGAGCTACTATTAAGGGCACGACAGTATTAGTAGGCAATAGTGATTTTTCTATAACCCCTCTAGACTATTTCCCCCCTGGTTCCGACACTTCCTGGACCTGGGGCAGGTGCTGGAGCTATGACGGAACCGCAAAGGAAGCAGACCGAACCGGCCCCCTTGATATTGAGGGTTTATCCAGAAGCGCCGCCTGCGTGGTAACCTGGACAAACCACGGCCTCATAAGTGGCGACCAGGTAAGTATCGCCGGAATCACCCAAGATGCTCAGTGGAAAACCTTGAATGGCATCTATAGCATCACCCGGATTAGCGTTGATAGTTTCAGCATCCCAAAAGATACCTCTTCTTTTGATTTTGATTATGACCCCAATGTTGATCATGGCACTATCATAGGGCGGCAGCCCTTGTCCCAAACCTTGTCCATCACCGCAGGGAAAACCTATGCGGTGACCTATACCCTGAAGAATGTCACCGCTGGTAATCTGGTAGTGTATTTAGGCGGGGCAAGTGGGTTAAGC